TCTTTTGCATCACGTAGCATTTGTACGTGTCCTGCGTGTAACAAATCAAATGCTGAACAAGTAAATCCTACAGTCATTTAGTGCCTCTTGTACCATCAAATACACAAATAAAGTAGCAACCATCTTCCATTGCTTCTACCCTATGATGAACACCGTCGTGAATAGGAACAGTATCTCCTGCTTGTACATTCATAGGCACATCGTCCAAGTACATAATGCCACTACCTTTAATAAAGATATAGACTTCTTCTTGACCTTCGTGCTTATGACCTGTCGTACTTTTGAACGGAAACAATGTTGTTGAGCTAATAACAAGATTGTTTAGCTCTGTGTTATCTTGCACAACGTAGCGATCGTCTTGCTTGACAATCTTACCGCCAATGTCCCATCCAATGTACTTGCTCATTACTTTCTCCTATTGTTAGTTTTTTTCTGTGTATTAACTTTATTTAGGTTTTCTTGATAGTCTTCTAACAAATCACGGACATCTTGTAGTTGATAAATGATGTCATCTACTAGTTCCATGTCTCTTTGTTTTTCAGTATCAAGTTCTACTTCAAATTTTATCTTCATACTAGTCTCCAAAGTCAAACAAACTATTGAAAGTTGTGTGTTGCTTAGTATCTTCTAAATCATAATTAAGCACACCAATTAAGTTGTCTAACTTGTTATCAATAATAGTTTCTGCCATTGCTGCATCATCAAACGGCAGTTCTTTAAACCAATCAGGCAGTCTAAGCTCATCTGTTGGATAAGCGACACTTGTATAGCCTAACGGGTTTTGTTTTAGTTTACAAACAATAACTTTCATACCGTCAACGATTTCTTGCGAGTACTTGTCGCCGTTCATACGTTTAAGTGTATTCCAGTTGATGCTTGCCCGTACATGACCCGGCATATTTGCCTTGCCTTGCTTTTGTTCTAATCTTTGGTAATGTCCAATTTTGTTTGCACGTTTAGGTGAACCCTTCTCCCAACCAGGCATTTCTTGGAATTCTTTACGAAATTGTGTAATGCGTTCTAATACTTCTTTTTCTGGAGTATCTGTAAGTACCATAAGTAATAGTTCACTTAAAAACTTTTGCATGAATACGGGCGTATCTGAACGTCTAAGATCAAGACCCATTGCCTTAACCTTGCCTGGCTTGCCGTCTACGTCTGTTCTAAAGCCTTCGTTGTCAATTACCAATGCCGCATAACGCTTCTTAGTAATATACAAGCCACTTTGTGCTACAATCTCACGACCGGCAGCAATAACTTCTGCACGAGTCTTTGGACAGTGAAATGCTTTTGCCATAAACTTTTCAAACGTTGTGTTTGCTTGTTCGCAAACTTGATCATAAAGTGTAATTGCCTTTTCGGGTGTCCAGTCAAGTTTACCTGACTCAATTTCATCTTTAAGTACAGGCCAAGCACTAAAATATACAGAGTCAGTATCACCATAGATAACACTTTTACCTACGTGATCATATTCGCCTGTAATACAGTTGTTTACTTCAGCACTCATATGTTTAACAATTTGTCTGCCAGTAAGTGTAGTTGACTGTCCTATCCTTTTGTCAAAGAATCTACAACCAGGATTAAGAATGGCCCCGTAAAGAGAGTTAAGATTAATTTTCTTAACAAGTTGTCGTTTGTCCCAATACTCAATCTCCGCAGCAAGGCCTGCGTCTTTAGCCTTCTTAAGTTTCTTCTGAAGTTCTTTTCGTTCTGCATACCACCTCTTTAAGATACCTGGAATAACACCTTCAAATTCTGTTGTAAAGATTGTACCGTTAGCACTTAGCATCCACGGCATATGACTGTCAAATACTAATTGATAAATCTCCGCACCCGATAGTACATCCGACCTACCATCCTCCCAGTCAACCGTAAGTGCCACATCCTTACGTTGCTCCATAACTGCTTCGTATTCTTCTGTTCCAAATCTACCTTCCCAACTGCCTGCAAATGACTTCTTCTTAAGTGTCATATCTTCGTGTACACGAGCATCTGAAATCTCAGGACGTATTTGTCCTACAATAGTTTCTGGCGCCATGTTCAACGCACGAATCACTGAAGGATATAGTGAGTTCAAGTCCATTGAAGCAATCCACTTGTGCAAGCCTTTTTTAGGAAATGCAACATATGCACCTGCGGCTTGTGTATTCTCTGTATCATCACGTTTAGGACGATTAGGTACTTGTAGTCCGCGATTGTGTGCTTCGTTAATAATACCTTGCTCTGTAACAGCAACAGCACCCATTGTTGTTTGTAGCAACACAGTATTCTCGTGTGCAATACTGTTACTTAAATCAATAAAGCGTAGTTTCTTATCTAGTTTATCTAGTAGTGCAGTATCTTGAATGTTATATTCAATAAACTTGCGGAAGTCGTTGTTGTACAGTTGATCCAATGTGCCTTCATATGGCACTTTGTTTTCGCCTACTTCGATCTCACCAATTGCATCCAATCGATATGAATGACGTTCTTCGTATGTGTATTTGCGATATAGTTCAAGACTATCCAAGTGTACACGACCTATTAGGTCAAATGTAACTGCTTGCTTCCCGTATTTTTCGTATTCACGCTTCTTAGGTAACTGTCCCCACAAACAGAAACGTCTAGTGTCGTCTTTGCTCAGTACACGACTTACACGGTTAACTGTATACGGAATATCATAACCTTCACTATTCCAACCACTTAAGATATCTGCGTCTTGTATTAAATCCAAAAACGTGTTTAGCATTTCGGCTTCGTCTTCAAATAGTACAACACCTTCTAAGCCTTCAATTTCTTTTTGTGCTTGTTCCATAGTAAGTGTTTTAGGCGGAACAGCAAGACAGATCATTGTTTCTAACCATTGCAAGTATACAGACACAGACGTAATGCCCATAAACGGATCTGCTGGATCAGCAAAGCCACGCTCTGGATCGAAGTCTGTCTCAATATCAAAGAATGCAATGTTTAGTTTAGGTGCATCTTGATTGAGATAGTTCTCACTTAAACATTGGAAGATTGGATTGATGTCGCTTTCAAATAGGTCTTTGCCTTTGTTAATAGCAACTTCTTTACGAAAGTCTTTTGTGTTTTTACTTACAATACGACTTAGAGGATCTCCATAGACACTTTTATATTTGCCTTTAGGATCTTTATAATAGAAAGTATATTTCGCGGGGTATTCAGTGTAGTGTCGTTTACCGTCTCGGCGTTCTACAACACGAATAATATCTTGATCACGATCAAACATCGCATCAACGTATGGCATTCAGTTCTCCTTCGTTGCTTGTGGCCAACTTAACCTTCATTCTTGCTCGACAATCGTCATTGAGCGTAATATTATTTATTACCACCAACCAGTGGCTACACCAAATCCGAACACATTAACAAATCCAAAGTATGTTGTTAACATCATTGGCCAAGCAAGTTTACGTCTATAATACGCATAAATTGCTGTTAGTGAACCTATAAAGAAACCTGGATAAACAATAGTCATATCAGGTTGTTTTGCTGTAAATGCTAGTGTTAAACTAGCACCTACTGTAAACACAAAACTTATAAGTTCAAAATAAAATGCTACACGATCTGTTTCATAACTGTGTAGCCAAAACTTTTTAATTCGATCTATCACTTGTCATAGCCAAGTGTAGCAATTAATGTTTCAAGGTCGTCAAATGCATCTGCATGTGATTCCCAATCACGTTTTTGGGCAATCTTAATTGCTTTGTTAATAAGTGAAGGCTTCATATCCAATTCTTCTGCAACAGCCTTTACAGTTTCTTTTAAGCCTGTTTGTAAATCTTCAACTTCTTGCATAACTGTAACGCCTTCGCGTACTAGCCTTTCTAATTTTGCCTTTTCTTCAGCACCATAGGTACGAGTTCCCATTGAGTTCTCCTGTGTTAATTTAATATATTATAAGTGATTATTTAGATAAAGTCAACCACTAAAACACTTTTTTATTATCAAAAAATTGTGCTTTATGGTTGCTGTGATTAGAAGTCTTGATCTGCTGCCATTGCGTCAAGTGCATTAGTGCCCTGGCCTGAACCTACTGTACCATTTTGTCCTTGTGGACGAGAACTACTTACTCTGCCAACTGCTTGATTGCCACCTACAGGTGCTTGTGATCTTAGAGCTTGCGTAATAAGGTCCATTGTTTGGAAATTAAAATTACCATCACTAAAGTCACTACCGTTTAAGTACTTTTTATTAATGTAGCCAAATGCTGCTGCTTGTACATCCATGTCTGTAGTACTTCTTAGCATATTAATTTGACTACGGCGTAAATTACCTTGTTGTCCAATTTGACTTACTAAACTACTTGCAGCATCTTGCACCTTGCCCATAATAGCAATATGTATGTCCTGTGGGTTTGCACCTCTTTTACCTAGCTCTGCGTCAATGTCTTTGCTTAGTTTTGCTTCACCTGATCTAATTTTTGCAGCAGCATCTGCAACTAGTGCTTCTGCATCAAATTCACCATCAACACCGTCTGTAGTATCGGCATTTCTTGCTGCTCTTGCATCGTCAGTGTCATCTGCGTTTTGTCCGCCAACATTAGGATCTGTTAAAAATTGTATTTTATTACTTAAACTAGTGATTGCAGATTGCACCCTTCTACTTAATTGACTAGTTTCAATTTCATTAATCTGTGTAATTTCAAAAAGTTTCATTATCTTAACTCACTTGCTTGTGTTGGATCTGCTATAATGTTGACAAATCTATTAGGGTTACTTCTAGCAAAGGCTACCCAATCTGTTCTTCGACTGCCGCCAACCTGGCTGGTGTCTAAAACTCTAGCCATTCTTGCTATTATTCTTCTTGTTATTTCTTCTTCATACTTGTCTCTAGCATGTGCTGAAATAGTATTTGCATTTGGAATTTGTTGTAAAACATATGTAGCGCCTCCAACAATAAGTCTTAAAAGTTGTCTTTTATCTCCAGAGTTTACTGCACTGTCAATACGAGGATATAACTTTTCTGTTTCGGCTTGAACCATTTGATCAGCTTGACTAGGCTGAGCTTGAACAGGCTCAGGCTGTTGATCAGTTGTATTGTTTCCGAGAACACTATTTACAGTGTTACTCAAATCCTGCATCATTCTGTCAAAAACGCCTTCTGTAACCTGATACACTTTCATCTATTAAGATCCTAAGTATGTATTAATTGCTTGTTGATCGCCTTGTGGTAATGCATTAAACACTTCTTCATCGTCTTTAATTGCTTGCATCATAGCACGGATTTGCTCATCAGTGTCAAGTGGCATTGCTTCGTATCTAGCAATTCTCTGCTCAATTGCCTCGCCACCGCTTTCTGGATCGTCTGCATCAGCACTATCGGCTGCACTATCGGCTGCACTATCGGCTGCACTATCGGCTGCTTTAGGAGTACCATCAGCATTATGAGTTTCGGCCCATCTTTGGTCCCAAGCTGATTGATTATTTGGTGCACCTTGTGCTAGTTGATCTGCTGTAGGTGCTTGCGGTCTAGCCGGAACACGACCATTTGGTAGTTTACGGCCTGTCTGTGGATCTGCATAACCATCATACAATGCGTCCCATGCTGCTCTTGCATAGTCCCCTTGTACTCCACTTTCAGTAGGACGAGGTTGTACGTTGCCCTGTGCATCTGGTTCA